GGTCTACCGTATGGACGACAGGTGCTTGTGTGGGGCAACAAGTCCTCAGGAAAGTCCTCATTCTCTCTACAGACTATCGCCAAGGCACAGGAAGATGGTAAGGTATGTGCATGGATCGACGCAGAAATGTCCTTCTCCCCAGAATGGGCTACAGCGCTGGGCGTGGACGTAGACACTCTCATAGTTTCTACCGCACGAACGATCAACGATATGGTAGATGTTGCTACGGAGTTAATGGAGGCCGGTGCTGACGTTATCGTTGTCGATTCAATCTCTGCTCTGCTTCCTGCGGTGTACTTTGAGAAGGACTCCACAGAACTCAAGCAACTAGAGAACACCAAGCAAATTGGCGCGGAAGCCAGAGACATGGCTAACGCAGTCAAGATGCTCAACTACTCTAACAACCAGAACGGTCAGACCTTGCTCGTCCTGATCTCTCAGGCTCGTAACAGTCTAGGCTCCATGTACGTGTCCCAGATCCCCACGGGTGGAAAGGCTGTACAATTCTACTCATCAACGATTGTCAAGTTGTTCAGTTCCGAATCTGACAATCAGGCAATTAAGGGGAAGATTTATGTCGGTGACAAGATCATTGAAGAAAAGGTTGGTCGCAAGGTTCGATGGGACGTACAATTCTCGAAAACGAGTCCAGCGTTCCAGACAGGCGAGTACGACTTCTACTTCCGTGGACTGGACCTCGGAATTGACTCTATCGCAGATCTTGTTGATACGGCAGAGTCTCTTGGGTTTATTGAACGAGGTGGAGCGTGGTATACAGTTGAGGGCGAGCGCTTCCAAGGACGAGACAAGTTGGTAGCAGGGGTCAAGGAGAATCTTGACCTCCAAGAACTACTCATCGAAAAGGTGTCAAGTGAGCAAGTTTAGTATCTATAATGGAAACTTTCAGTGCCAGAAGTGTCGGTCTGAGGTTTCTACAGCACGGTTCTGGAAGGACACCTACGATTTCACTTGGATGTGTTCCTGCAAGTTTGTATCGAAGGTGAACCTCTATGGCAAAGGCTACTAATAAGACTGAGGCAGCCGAACTACGCCGCATGGGTGCCAAGGTACACAAGAATTCGGGGCGGGGCATGATTAAGGGCGACGGTAGTACCGATGAATTCGTCATTGATGTTAAAGAAGCCAACAAGACATTCACCCTCAGTCAGGACGTATGGGCTAAGATCTGTACGGACGCCATGAAGGTGGACAAGAACAAGTCTCCCATGCTTCAACTCGTCATTGGCGAGGGTACAAGGAAGGTTAGGCTTTCCGTGGTAGAATGGTCCATACAAGAAGAACTCATAGAAAGAGCAAATAATGACAACGCTTGAGCAGGTTGACAGCCTGTACGAGATTGCAGAGTACATGAATGACCCAGACCTCACCACAGCGCTTGAGTTTATTGCCAAGGTGATTACCAAGCCAGACATTCCAATTCAGGTTGCCACCGTAGAGATTGTTCGACTACAGGCGATTGCCGCTAAAATGGCATTCAAGGCATCATGGAAGGTCAACGTCGATAAGACAGAACGAGACAAGAAGAACATCTACTTTACTGCGGCGGCAGAGATTGACAAGTTAGTCCAGTCGCTCAAGTACCTAACAAAGGGATAATATGGCTAAGAACTTCATGAAGGAAATTGTCAACAAGCAGCCTGAGGGCGCGATTGACACCAAGGCTCTGATCGCAAAGATTGAGTCTGGTTACCTTGTTGATCAAGGAACATCGTTTAAGACAAAGAAAACATTCGCTCCCGGTACACTGGTGTATGGGAGTGGACAGTGCCCACGATACTGGTACCTCGCCTTCTCTGGTGCAGAGTTTGTGTCGGACAATGATCCCTATCAGGTGGCTAACATGGCAGCAGGAACACAGGGCCATGAGCGCATCCAGAAGGCTATCACCGACGCGGGGATCATGGTAGAAATGGAGAAGCGCGTTTCCGCCCAAGACCCTCCCATCTTTGGCTTTGCTGACGCTATCATTCAGTGGGAGGAAGAGCAGCCAGTGGTGGAGATCAAGACCATGCGGGAAGAGTCATTCGCCTACCGCAAGTTTGCCAAGCCACCCAACTACCACTTGATGCAGTTGGTCATCTACATGAAGGTGCTGGGGAAGAGGTTGGGAATCCTCCTGTATGAGAACAAGAACTCTCATGAATTGCACGCTATCACGGTTGAGCCTACACCAGAACTTATCTCGTGGGCCGACTATGCTTTCCAGTGGATGCGTGACGTTCGCAAGTCGTGGGAGGACAAGATCATCCCCGTCAAGCCTTACCGCTCCAATTCAAAGGTCTGCAAGGTTTGTCCTATCCAGAAGGCTTGTGCAGCCGCCGATAAGGGAACGGTAAAGATTAAGCCCTTGGAGTATCTTGCATGAAAACCTGTGACTGGTGCGGCAATGAATTCGAACCAAACGTTAGTTACCAAATTTATTGCTCGCCAGAGTGCAGGGACCTTGCAACCAAGGAGAAGGTAAATGAAAGGTATCAGATCACGCGCCGCCACAAATTGGATAAAAAGAAACGACGTTGCGCTGGTGGATGCAATACTATTATTAGCGTGTACAATACTACTGGCTTTTGTGGTTCTTGCATGATCAATACCAAGCACGTAGACAAGGCGCTCAAGGAACTCAAAGGACTAATAGAATATGAAAGATTTAACGACTAGGCCAGAGTCATTCTGCGCTATTGATGCCAGCACAAATAGTCTGGCCTTCGCCTATTACAAGGGTGATAAACTTGATCGGTACGGAAAGATCAAATACTACGGCTCTGATATCTATGAGAAGATTGTAGACACAGCCCATAAGACTGAGGGATTCTTTCATCAGTTTGAAGATCTAGACCATATCATCATTGAGCAAGTAATCTACATCAACAGCCCCAAGACGGCAGCAAACCTAGCCATGTCACATGGCGCTCTGGTGGCTTCTGCGGCCCTTACGGGAGTCAATCATATCGCCTCAGTCTCTCCTATGCAATGGCAGAACTGGGCTGGCAACAAGCGCCTGACGGTCGCTGAGAAGGATGCTATCAAACAGGCAAATCCCGGCAAGACAGCATCGTGGTATAAGACGCAGGAGCGACAATTCAGAAAGCAACGAACGATCAAGTTTGTTAATAATAGATTTGATCTCAAGATTGATGATGATGACGTAGCCGACGCTATCTGTATTGGTGCGTGGGCAGTTGACAATTGGAATAAGGTGTTCTAAAATGGCAAGAAGCAACGGTCTGCACCTCAATGAGGCGTACCTTAAGAAGCGATACACCATGGACAAGAAGCCCATTGAAGAGATCGCCAAGGAATGCGGCGTGAGCATCCAGATTATCTATCGACAACTCAAGAAGTTTGGACTAAAGAAATGATGCTACTTAATGAAGATGGAGAGTATGTAGACGTTATGCAACTTAACGATCCCGTAAACCACCCCAACCACTATACCTCCCACCCCAGCGGGGTAGAGGTAATCCAGATCACTGAGCATATGAACTTCTGCTTGGGTAATGCTATCAAGTACATCATGCGTGCCGACCTCAAGGGTAATCAGATTCAGGATCTCAAGAAGGCAGCATGGTACATCAATAGGGAAATTGAGAGACTAGAGAATGGCTGACAAAGATCTCACAGTATATTGGGCGGTAGTTTCAGAAAGAGACTATGGTCATGATCGTCAGATGATGTTCATAGAGCCAGCCTCATTGAGAAAGACTCTGTTCGATAACAGGAATAGAGGGAATAAGAGTCGCCAAAACTTTCTCAAGTGCCCAGCAGTTGTGGATGTTGTTAACAATGTATTTGTATGGAAGTCTCCCAAAAAGACCTCAGTAGAGATAGAGATTATTGACGGCAAGATGGAGCCTAACAAGCGTTACGATAAGGGCGACTACCTTGACTGGTACACAGAACATCCACCAACACTAGACAACAATCTTCTCGTCACCCTTGACTATCACATTATCTTCTTTGCTGAGGAAGAAGTAGAGGTATTGCTTACTGCACCGTATTTCACTGAGGCCCCCCACCTTAAGAGTGGAGCGGTAGTTCCCGGCAAAGTAAATGTCGGGGCATGGTTCAGGCCAATGAATGCAGAGTTTAACCTATGGAAAGGCAACACAGGTATCTCCTTTGAGGAAAACGAGGACATTGCCTACTTCACTTTCCTGACCGATAGGAAGGTTAAACTGCAAGAGTTCAAGATGACTCAAGACCTTAACAAGATCGCCGCATCTATGGTTGCATCAATCATGTGGATGCCGCATAAGCCACTCAGGGATCGTTACGATGCCTTCCGCAATCGCAAGTTGCGTGGAGTGGTATTGAAGAAAATCAAAGAGAATCTTGTGTGAGAAGGCTCACACTCCCCTCTATAACGATTTGACAGCACCCTCAAAAGATGTTAGTCTGTAGGAATGTTGCCGCCGCAAGGAGGAAACAAATGACGAAAACGAAACTGCTAGGAAGTGTGATGATGGTGACTGCATTGATTCTGGGACTTACAGGATCAGCACATGCAGTCCCTAGCACCCCTACCGAAACGGTGTATGCTAAGTCAAATGCACCTATTGCGACGGAGGCTCCCCAGCCAACCGTTGTTACAACAAAGGCCAAGGAGCCAAAAACCCGAGTCTGCAAGAACTTTCTCGTAAGGGAAATGAAGCAGGCAGGATTCAAGGGTAAGGGACTGAGAATCGGATGGGCAATTGCCATGCGAGAGAGTGGTGGAAGAGCAGACGCTATTTCATCAACAGGAGACTACGGTGTCTTTCAGTTCAACCGCGCAGCGTGGGGATCGCAACCATGGTGGAATACCACCAAGTTGCTAACCCGCGATTACAATATCCTTGTGGCTTACAAGATAAGCCAGAAGGGTCACACATGGTATCCATGGGATATCGACGGGCAAGGAAACTGGAAGGGGAATTATACCCCGCACAGCGTCTATGCTAAGTTCAAGTCTTGGTACAACAAGTTCCCAAGCAACTGTAAGTAAGTAGTGGCAGGGTAGAGTACCCCAATTCAAACAGGTGGCAACAAACTCTACCCTGCTACTGCTATAATGTGTGTACTATGAGCGACATTATGGATCACCTAGAAGAGGTTAACGCCGTTGCCTCGCAGTACATTATGGGAAAGAATGAAACACAGATCGCCAAGGAACTAGACCTACCAAGGGCTAGAGTGTCCTCCCACCTACGAGAGTGGAAGGTCATGGCATCCAATAGCGAGGCCGTAAGATCACGAGCCAGAGAAGCCCTCAGCGCCGCAGACCAGCACTTTGGTCATCTTATCGCTCAAGCCTATGAAGTCATTGACGAGGCCAATCAGGTGCAGAACCTAGGGGCAAAGACGAATGGCATCAAGTTGGTTCTTGATATTGAAAAGACTAGAATAGACATGCTACAGAAGGCAGGCCTGCTAGAGAACAAGGAACTCGCGGAGCAACTGCTAGAGACAGAGCGCAAGCAAGAACTCATTATGGGCATCCTCAAGGACATTGCCTTGAAGCACCCACAGATCCGTACTGAAATCATGCAGAAACTCTCAGAGGTATCTGGCCCCCAAGGGGAAGCCGTGGTAATCTATGAGTCTTGATTTCTCCGAGTTTCTTTCCGTACTAGACGATACCCCATTTGAGGAAGTTCCTGTAGACCTAGACACATTCCTACACGATCCCGCATACCTAGACCAGCCCTCCCTCTCAGACATTCAGCGTGACCTTGTAGAGGCCATGAGCCAAATCTTCAAACTAGAAG